TTGTATAAAAGTCAAAAGTTCCGTATAATATACCATAATGAGCGTTAATATACCATCAAAGATCAAGCCATCTATGGTTATTGCCATAGACCTTCTTGTTAATGACCCAGAGGCTAAAATAACAGATGTTGCAGAGAAAGCAGGGGTTACTAGAGCTACTGTACATAACTGGTTAAAAGACCCTGAGTTTGTAGAGGTGTTTTATCAGAAGTATATGGTTGTATTTGGTTCTAGGTTGCCAACTGTGCTTAACAGTATGGTTCGTGAGGCTGAGGCTGGTAATGTGCAGGCTGGTAGGTTGGTTTTAGAACACTCAGGTAAACTTATTAAACGAGTTGAGGTAAACAACCATCAAAGTCCTTTTGAAAAGTTCCTTAGCTCCCAAGCATCAGATATGGAAGAGGTTGAGGTTTTAGAAGCTGACTATGAAGATGTAGAGGCTTTGCCTCAGCGACCTGTGATTCCAGAGAAACCACCCACTAAGAAAGAGTTATCTACTCAACAAAAGAAAGCAGACAGGAAGAATGAAAAGCGTAGAGAGGCTAGACGTTGGAGACAGAGAGCGAAAGCCGTAGGTATTGGTAAGCCAAAAATGGGTAGACAAACCCCAGCACAAAGAAAGGCTTGGCAGGAACAAATAATAAAAAGAGAAAAAGCACTCAATATTGCTTCTTAAAGGTCTTGACATCATAAGACTTACACTCAGGACATTCCTGATCCTTATCAACTTCAACAGCTAATACTTCCCATATCCATTGACAGTTCATACATATACAGTTTATGAGCTTAAACTTCTTCAATTTATGCTTTTCCCCATTGTTCTAGTTCTGCTGAATGTTTTACTAGCTCTTCCCATAGCTCTTGATCAAAAGGTATATCGAAGTTTACTAATGGGGTATCAGATGCGTTCTTAGCTAAAAATCCCAACAAATCATTGTTCATTAGGGATAACTCCTGCAATCTCTCTAGTTTTTTATTGAGAGCCTCTATTGATGACTCCTGAGCAGATAAACATTCAAGCAATAAGCGTAATAAATGATCTTCTATTCTATTCATACTCTAATATAACTTGAGTATGTTCTTTAATACAATGTTTATTATTTTTTTAGTGCTTTGTTTACGTCTTGAATAAACTTTTTATCTATTCTTTGCTTGTTTTCTTCAGTAGTACCTATAAAGTTTCTTACATTAGTTCCTGAAACTGTTGGAAAATCACCCTGATTGTGACCATAGCCGTACTTCTTTATAGTAAGAGTGCCCTTGCCACTTTTTAAGCTATTGTACATTTCTCCAGTATTGAAAAGAGCTTGCTCACCTGCACGATAAGAGGTTTTACCTAGCTTTAGTCTTTTCCCATCTGCTCCAATACCTTTATCTATATTGCTCCGTGTACCTTTTACTGTATCTTTTGCATACCCACTTAGATAGTCATTGATTATATTAGGCATCTGCTTTGCAAGCTTATTAAAACTAAAATTAGTTAATACTTTAATTTTCATTTGCTTGCTGTGGATTTTCTACATCATTTACAGATTTGTTTTCATTGATAATAGATTGTGCTTGTTCAACTGTCAAGTCTTTATTATCACGAACCATTATTTTTGCCCTAGTAGTTAGGTTGTTTTGGATGTCAAACTGATCTTTTAGTATTTGATCCTGTACTGTTTTAGGGTAATCAATCTCTTCAAAATCCACTCCGAACTGTTCTGGTAAGTTTATACCATTGTATCCTGCTATTACACGCTCAACATTATAAAAATCTTGCTCATACATTCTCCAAAGAGCAATATCATCGTAGTAATCTTCTTTTCTCTCCATATCCTTAATCATTAGTGATATTCCACTAGGAACTTCACCACCAGATTCAGCAAACTGTATCCATAGGTGATTATTGATAGCTACAAGTTCCATTTGAAACTTTATATTCTCAATGGCTTCCATAATATTCCCTGATGGACTTGTTATATTATAAGCACCATCTTCACCCATATCTAAAATTGTATTAGAGCCTGCTCTTAGCATACTTTGATCTGCTCTAAGTCCTGTAACCCACGGCTGACCAAACATATTAAACCTCATACCTAAGTTCATCTCAGTAAGAGCAATATTTACCTGTTCATTACAGTTTATAATGTCAGAAGCACCCTCAACAAAGAAAGAATCTATCTGATCTTCCCTGTGAGTAAATACAAAAGGAATAATGCCATAAGGATTAGGTATCTCACTTAACATCTTGCCTTCTTCATCCATTAGTCCATATTTTTCGCTATCCCAGTACTCCCATTGCATATTATCTGTGTTGGATAAATCTGCTGTGTTATTTAGCAATGGATACACTATAGAGCTAGGTGCAAATGGGTCATCATCAAAGTAAACCTCAAAGTAATAGATAGGTCTATAGTCAAAGTAGCCATCTTTCCAATGAACTCTATTAGCAACAGTACCTAGAAGTCTAGTCATTCTTTCTGAGTGCTTCATACGAACATTTTTAGTTGGTATTAACTGCTCATAGCGTTCTGTAGCATCACCTACGTTTCTTTTTGCTCCTAAACTATAGATACGGCTTATCTTGTTGATAAATTTTCTAGTAAAGTTAGTTACACTTGGTGGTATCTCTCTAAAAGCATCTCCACTAAAGTAATTGGTTATATACTGCTCCACAGAAACTCCAGAGTAATAATCTAAATGCTTTCTTATCTCATTTCTTCTAGCATGAGAGATCATTAGTTTAGTTTCTAGTAATTTATCCTTTAATACTCTTTGAATCATCTTTGAATCCTCTTCATTTCGTTATTCCTCATAGGAAACCTATTAATAATAAAATATCTGAAAGCATCGTTTCCGTGATCATGTGTTCCATCTTTTAATGGTTCTTCCTTTATTGGTTTCCCATCTTCGCTTTCAGGATACCTGTACTCCTCAAAATCTTCTATTAAATCTTTGCATTTTCTATCTACATGGACTCTCCTTATTCCATCTGCACTTTCAAAAAATCCTCTTGTGTATGCTATACTAGCAACAAGGTTTCTACTCATCCTATCTCTTGCTGATATTATTCTTATGCCACTACGTCTAAATATCTCCATATCTCCAGCACCACTTTGACCCTGAACATTGCTACCAGCAGGATCACCATAATAAGACATAATAGGATAACCTTTGGTTTTAATCATTTTTATTAAATCTTCTGTTTTTATATTTTGTTTATGTAGGATAGAATCAAAAACTCTAATATGTTCTAGCTCACCATCCCAATATGTTTGCATAAATAAAACTGCTGGCATACGATAGCCAAAGTCAATAGAGCAATATGTAGGTAGGTTAGGATCGTATGGAAAGTCTCCAGTATCTAAGTCTCTATTAAAATCCCAAACCTTACCCTCAAACACAGAAAACTCTGCTCCAAACTCCTGTCCAAAAAGTTCTTTAGACATATTCCTTTTTCTTTCAATTATAGCAGGATCATCTAATCCTAATGGAAACTCGTGTTCATTTACCCACGATGGAGATGTATGACTTTCCCACATTGGATCATTTGTTCCTAGTTTAAACAAATCATATATCCAGTTTCTACCCTCTGGTGTTGTTATAAATATAACTTTACCTTTTCTACCTGCAACTGTTGGAGATAAGTACATATCCCAAATCTTCTTATTCATCTTGGCAACTTCATCAATTACCAAGAGGTCTAAACCTTCACCAACAAGACTTGATGGATTATCTGCTGACATTCCCTCTACGATTGTACCCCATTTAAAACGAATGTACATATCTTTTTCTGATGCCTTGTCTACATCATCTGCATGACCAACAACCATACGTTGCCAAATCTCACGAAATATTAATCTAGCTTTTTTGTATGACATCCCTACCACCCAAATTCTTTTGTTTGGCTGAGATGCTACATAAGTAGCTTCCATTGCACTTGCCCAAGTCTTACCAAATCTTCTACCACATACCACCACTTGAAATCTGGCATCTTGTTTTGTAGGGTAATGCAAAGGCATTTGACCACTATGAGGTCTATATCCTAAGTAGTCAAACCATTTTTTCTTAAATTCGTAATTTTTTTCTTGCATTAGAATACTTAACTAACTTACATTATAGCATATATTTAATGCAAGGATAATTCTTGCATAATTCATAACTCACTAAAGAGGTAAAAATGTCTGAAGAAACGACCATCGAGCCAGATGTAAAACAGGAAAACGTCACACAAGGCGATAACAATGTACCGATTTCAAGATTAAATGAAGTTATTTCAGAAAGAAATGAACTTAGACAAAGTCTTGAATCTTTTAAAACTAAAGAGGAAGAAGAAAGAAGAACCAAACTTAGAGAAGAAGAAAAGTGGCAAGAACTAAATGCTGATCTTTCTCAGGAAATTGAATCCTATAAACCTTACAAGGAAAGATGGGAAGCAATGGACTCAAGACTAAGAGAAGGTGCTTTAGCTCAACTTCCTGAATCAAAACGAGAAAAATTTGCCAATGTTGATACTGAAGTTCTTTTAAATATCGTTGAAGAGTTTACAGAAATAGAAAAAGTAAACCCACCAGACAATAAAGGAACAATTCCTACTGAAAAAATAGGCGATTGGACTAAAATGTCTAGTGAAGAACGTAGAAGGAACTGGGGTACAATATTGGAGTCATACGTTAAAAGGTAAAATAAATGTCTAAACATTATCAAGGTAACGCTGTTACCAATACAACTGACCAACATTTTATACCAGAAATTTGGGCAGATGGAATTTACAAGTATTTTGAAAGAAAGTCTGTATTTCGTGGATTAGTAGATGATTATTCTGCTCTTTTTACTGGGAAAGGCTATGGAGATGTTCTTCATATTCCAGAAATGAGCTTAATAAGTGCATCAGACAAATCTGCTGGTGCTGATGTATCTTATGATGCAACTGCAACTACAGAAACACAGTTAACTGTTAATAAGCACAAATATGTCGCTAAATTATTTGAAGATTTGACTTTGATCCAATCAGAAGCTGATTTAGTAGAAAAGTATTCAAGAATGATGGGTGAAGCTCTTAGCCGTCAGGTAGATGCTGACATATGGACTGAGCTACAAAGCTTAGAAGATTCTTTGCTTCTAGCTGATGACGATACCCTAACTGCTGGAAAATTTGAAGAAGCTTTAGCTACTTTAGGTGAAGCAGATATTCCTTATATGGATGGAGAGTGTGCAATGGTTGTTAACCCAACTCTATTTGCAGATATACTTAATCCTTCTGCTGGTATTGCACAATTCTTTATTAGAAATGATGCTGTTGGCGAAGGAAACAGAGGTTTACGCTCAGGTCTTGTTGGATCACTTTACGGAATTGACGTTTATATGTCAAATACTGTAGATACAGCTAACGAAGGTGGAGCAGGTACTAACACAATTAGTGGAGCTATTTTTCACAAATCAGCAGTAGCATTTGCTTCTCAGCAGGATGTAAGAGTCCAAAGTGAATACTCGATTGATGCTTTAGGTACTAAAGTAGTCGCAGATTTGCTTTATGGTGTAAAAAGAATAGACGATTCAGATAATAAGAAAGGTCTTAAAATCCGTAACGCTTAATTAGTGTTCTTAAATATTGGGGGTGTATCTATTATGCCCCCAATAATATGAGGTTAATATGCAATATTGGAAACATAAAAAATCAGGTAAGGTTGAAAGAATTGAAGCAACAGTTGTATTTCAACATCCTGAAAAATTAGAAGAACTCAAAAAAGATTATGAGCGAATTAATGGAGAAGATGATTTTACTCCATACAAAAAATCAGTTGAGGAATCTTCAGAAGAAGAATAAATAAATAATCACAAGTCTCGTTCACGCTTGTGTCATAGCTTAGAGAGGGAGAAAAATGGCAGACCTACACACACATTCAGTACAAGAAGCAGTAAATGCTACAGTTGGTGGCAAATGGACAGTATCAACAGCAGGAACAGCAGGAAGTTCAGCAGACGTAGCAAACACATCACATAAACTATTATTAGGTAGCACATCTACATTAGGGGTATATTCAGCAGTAGAGATATATTACAATTTTACTACATCTGAAACAAACGTAAATGCTAGTAATGACTTACTGATACCAGCTAATACACAATTTTTTATTACAGTACCTAGAGGATTAGGCAATACTGTATATTTTAATTTTAACTCTACTAGCACTACTACAGGTGCAGTAAGAATGGTGGAGATTTAATATGTTTGGATCTATGGGGCAAACCAATGTTAAGAATCTTGGCAATGGTGGAACAATGGATGGAGATGTCACTATCACAGGTGACTTAACTGTTTCAGGTGGCATATCATTAAGTTTAAACGAGGTACTACAAGGCACTTCTACAATAGATATAAATAGCACAGAGGCACTACTGGTCAGAAAAGATTCAGATGGTGGCGATGTATTTATAGTAGATACCA